GAATTGCTTCATTTAGTTTTTGCATTTCTTCACGAATAAGTTTTTTTAATCTTGCTGTTGTTAGTTTCATTTTTTTTCCTTGTAATTAAATAAATGTTTTAGAAAATTCCTGACTACTTTGTCTTTACACTTATCATCAGCGCAGGAATAAAGGCTCCATGAATAAGTAGATTTTTCTTTCTTTATTTTCTCTTTAGTCTCAGAAATTTGTTCTTCTAAAAGTTTCAGCATTTCTTTATCTATCTCTATTAATA